CCGGGGATGGTTCCGGCTGTGCACCAAGCAATTCATCCAGAATGGCATCCACTTCTGCATCAAGACGCGCCTCAAGGTTCTGCCGAAGTTGCTGTTTCAGTGCGCTCCGGACTTCTTCAGAGCGCAGGACTTCCTTCACTGCCTCAGCAGTGACCAGCGATTTTATTTCTGACATAGGATTTTCTCGTTGAAAGGGGTTATTAAGAAGGTTGTTCCGGAATGAGTGGGGCTTCTGTTTTTGCTCCGGCTGACTGACTGGCGCTGATTTTCTCTGCGGCCCTTTTATCAATCTGCCTGCGCCAGAAATCGCGCACTGCCCTGTACCCACCCGAAAGAAGATACAGCACGCATACCGCCGTACAGAAGTACAGCATGAACTGATGAACTAACGTCATAATTTCTTACCGTTATTATTTGAAACATCCAGTAAAAAAAGGTACAAAACTACGGACATAAGAGTTAAGCAATATTTGCTGCCTTGTTTGGCCAGCGCCCGGCTCCTTTATATGTTTTCCCTCCGGCGCTGGCTCTTTTTTCGCCTGTTATGCCGCTGCTTCGCTTTCTTTCACTTTGACAGTGACCGTATCAAGCAGTACAGGATACGTCGCTTTTGCCCCCGTGATATCTGTCAGCGTCAGCGTATCTGCTGTAAAGCCATCATTTGTCCACATCACAAGGTCAAACGCCGTCTGCTCTGCACCATCAATCACCGGAACGACTCTTTCGCTGTTATTTCCCGCAAAGCGGAAAACAACCGTATGCCAGTTATGGTCAAACGCACCAAATGTGCCCAGTTGTGCATTCGACGTGCCCTTGTGGTGCATAAGATTCAGATTTGATGCATCCGTCTGAAGGAAGAATGATGCCAGCATACTGTTTGCTGCCGCGCCTGACGCCCACTGCGACACCGGCCAGTAGAGACCAAAGACAAACTGTCCGTTCACCAGTTCGCTTCCATCCGGAATTTTGAACCGTACGGCAATTTCACCCCCCTTGCTGAGAAGATTTTTTGCCTCCTCCACTGCAACAGTACGGAACATTTTCCAGGACGTCAGTTTACCGGGCTGTTTTTCCAGTCGCAGCGCTTTCCGTCCACCGTCATCAGTCACAGTGCCTTTGCCACCGGCAGCCCCCCACTGCTGCTCTGTCCATACACCATTTCCACTGTTCGCATCATATTCAGCCACCGTCCTGGTACTGCTCACGGCCTCATCATGACCAGTACCAGCAACACCGCCATCCTGCGGTTTCTCAACATCCGGTGTCCCCGGACTGACAGGAGTTGTACCACCCGACAGCGGTGCGCTCTGCCCGGTAAGGAACGATAATGTCCGCCCGGCGTACTGCAAAATGGCACCTGCCAGACGGTCTGAAACAAGGCCTCTTCGCGCCCATGAACTGAAGTGCGTTTTACGATTGGCTGACGTCCAGTTACTGGCAGTGCGTGACGCAGCGCCATAGTATCCCGCCGGGATAATGTCCGGATCTTCTGACGGCTCGTTTGTCGGCACATTCACACCATGCTCATCCGTCATCAACGGCACAAAGTGAATATTCTGCGCAGCTTTGCCTTTATACCCACCGTAAACCGCCTCATACGGCGCTGCATACCTTTCCTTCCAGTAGTACGTGGTATCACCGCAAATCCACGGGACGCTGGCCGTTGTCCCGCCAGTACACTGCTCTGCCACATCTGCCAGTTCCGTACGGAACTGATTTACCATGGCAAGGAAAAGCGCATTGTGTTCTGCATGTCTCCCCGAACTGACATCTTTTTCTCCCTGCATCCAGATCACTGATAACAGCACGTTCTTCGGATTTTTCTTCAGGGCCGCACGGGTTCTGCTGACCAGGTCATGATACAGCGGTTTATCCGCCCCCCACAGGGACGAGCCTGCGGTCGCTCCCGACGCTTCGTTAAACGCCCCCTCGGCCCCCGCAGTAAATCCCGAATCGCCACGGCCACATGGAACAAGAAGGATACCCGCATTCGCAGGCATAAACGGCAGCAGCTTTTTGGCAACATGCAGAGCATGCCCCACACAACCGTACTGTCCCTTACTCAGGTCTGCATGAGGATGATTCAGGTTACTCATATCCTGCACATCATGCAGACAGTGGTCTGCCGGAATGATGTCGTTATATTTACAGGCGGCACCACCCGGCGTCACCGTACTGCGACGCGCCAGCTGTTTAATACGCGGGTCCGGACGGTCATATGTCTCCGGCAGCGGCAGCCCTTCCCCAAAAGACATTGAGTTTGACTGCCCCGCCAGAACAACAACAAAGTAATACTCCGGTTCGCTGGTGGTGCTGATAACTGTGCCTTCTCCATCCGACGGCTTCACCACCACAGGTGTGGTGACATCACCTTCCGCCGCAATGGCCTGCATCAGGGTATAAGGCGTGATGGCGACAGGGCTGCCAAATGGCTGCCACCCCTCCTTCAGTTTTTGTGTCAGTCGCTCCGCAAGGTCTGACGGCGACGCCGCCCTGACCACATCGTAGTGTTTAAATGTCATGAATCCTCCCGGTCGGGATAATGTTGTGAGTCAGATAAGGAGCGAGCTGAAGTCCGGAAGTTACAGGACAATGGCAGAAGGGAGACTACAGCCCGCAATACGAAAAAGGCCGCGCAGTTGCGCAGAGTGATTACTATGGGGTATTATTCGCCAGCTGAAATATTACTTCACGTTTTATTGTTTATTCCTTGCCGCCCGCGTCTCCCAGCGCGGGCTTTTTTGTCCATAAGAAAGCCCCTCCGGAGAGGGGCTGAAGCCGCATTTCTGTATCACCATGAACATGGTGCCGGGTGCCTCCCGGTGAGTTCAGCCCGGTGCCACTGAACCCGCGATCTCTTCTGGGTCATCACGGATGATGAATTGTTGTCACCAGTCGTCCCACCGCACAGGGGGATTCACCATGCAATACTTTTTTAACAAAAAAGATAAAACGAAATCAACACTCAACTCACTGAAATGTGAAGAATTTAACATTTTCACATAAGAACGTATGTTCCTTGTCACATCCCCGATCAGAACACAAATCAGCCTGTTGAAAACAACAATAACCTCAGGGTACTATTTTCAGGCAAATAATAAAAAATGTATTCTCATGCATACTTGCCCGCTGCCATAGACGGGCTTTTTTTACTCAAAAAAAAGCCTCTACTAAAATTCGTAGAGGCCTGAATACATTTCCAATTTTCCACATTATGCATGATGCCGGGTGCCTCCCGGTAGATTCAGCCTGGCAAACTAAATCTGCGGATTGTGACCATCGTAATGGAGCCTTGCCAGTCGCCCCACCGCTTAGGGGGATTCATCATGCGGAGTGATTTTTAACAAATTCCCCACCAGAAAAACAATAATCACCTTCCTGAATTGTGAGGTATTTAAAAATTTCACCAGATAACTGATACCCGACTAACCATCTGATGTTTTCTTTTTCAGCAAATTAAAAGGCCCGCCGAAGCGAGCCAGGAAAATAAGTGTGGCGCGTTGTACTGGATTCGAACCAGTGACCGATTACTTAGAAGGCAATTGCTCTGTCCGGCTGAGCTAACAACGCAGAATACCGATAATGGACCGCCATCGAGGACTCGAACCCCGCGCAACCAGCTTCGAAGGCTGGCGCTCTTTCCTGATGAGCTAATGGCGGTATGTGATGGTGGCCCTTGCTGGATTTGAACCAGCGACCTGGCGATTATGAGTCGCTCGCTCTCACCACTGAGCTAAAGGGCCGGGCGCAGGATAATAACGGTACGTAACTAATCCTGCAATATCATCCGTTCTGACTGGCTAAATCCTGAACTTCCCTGACCGTCTGCTCAAAACGTTCAGTCTCCAGCTCAACGCCTGTAGCACGACGCCCCAGCGCCATCGCGGCTTTGACTGTCGAACCCGACCCCATGAAGAAATCCGCAACCAGATCACCAGGACGACTACTTGCGCTGATTATCTGCTGCAGCATTTCTGCCGGTTTTTCGCACGGATGTTTCCCTGGATAGTACTGCACCGGTTTATACGTCCACACATCGGTGTACGGCACCTGCACCGTCACACCGAAATACCGCCGCAAATTTTTATATTCACTCAGCAGTTCCATATACTGCCGGTTCAGCTCACTGTATGTGCTGACCAGCTGGTGGTGTGGCTTTTCCAGTTCCCCGCGCTGATGTTTCTCTTCTGCCACCCGGGCAAACAGCGACTGTAATTTCAGATAATCGCTTTCGTTCGGTAGCTGCCACTGACTGGCACTGAACCAGTGCGGCACCATGTTTTTCTTTCCTGTGGCATCTGCAATCTGTTTTGCCGTTATCCCCAGGGCAGCGCGCGCATCACGAAAGTAAGCAATCAGCGGGGCCATCACATGCTGTTTCAGTGCCCTGCCCTTCGCCTCATACCCGGCATCTTTCGGACGATACGGCCCCTGATAATGTTCCGCGAACAGAATGCGCTCTGTGGCGGGGAAATACGCCCGCAGGCTTTCCTTGTTGCATCCGTTCCAGCGTCCGGACGG